GTTTGCTTCAACTGCACCGTCTGCAGATGTTGTAATAATATTACCGGTCCATTCGTCAAATTCAAATTTAGTAAATTCACTATTGTTAGGTTTTACTAGCCAGGCACCTTCATACTCGTGTGCATATCGTTTAGGGTCTACAATTACTTTAGGTCCTTGACTGTTAATATGTGCAATAATTTGTTTTGCATTGTCTAATACACCTTTGTCGTAGTCACTTAGTATTACATAATCCCATTGTGAAAAATCACTCTTTAGTACGTTTGCTAGTACAGCATTAGAGTCTGCATCTTTATCATTGTCAATGCGTGTAATATAATGTCCGTCACAAATTACTCTAGTTTTAATACTACTAGGCTGTCCAGTTTTAAACAGTGTTACGTCAACACCTAGACTTTTTAAGTTTTCATAAACAAGTCCAGCACCTCCAGTTGTTTCAACTTCTCGTTGGTACTTAACAACAGGCACAGGAGCCTCAGGACTTAATCGTTCTGAGGTACCATAGATATATTTGTCAACAATTACATCGCCAAAAACTAACACTTTCATACTATTATTATACCTTCTTTTAACTTATTTGTCAAGTAAATTAATTGTTTGAAATACAGTTTCTAACTTAGAAAGATTAACCCTACTTTGTAGAGTATTGCGTAATCCTAAATGTAAAGGTTTTGGCCATTTACCAAAACTGCACCAAGCATAACCACTATGTTCGTGATTTAATTTTGGAATAAATTCTTCATTAATTACACATAGGTATGTATGAAATTGGAAATGCTCGTCATTAGATACAAAAGACTCTAACGGTAATATTTTTTTAATATTAGGCACACTGCCTATTTCTTCTTGGATTTCTCGTTGCAACCCTTCCCAAGGGGTTTCAACCCCTTCGTTGGTTCCGCCAACTAACCCCCACAGGTTAGATTTTTTTCCATTGGCTCGAAGCAAGAATAAAAATCTATTTGTATCAAGTGTGTAGAAAAGAGCTCCACTGCAAACAATTTGGTTCATACAAATAATTATCTTAAAATACTAAGCGCCAGGTGCCGTCTGGATATTCACCTTCAAATGATAATACCCATTCAAATGTATCCCATTTATATTGAATACCTGTGTTTAGATTAGTAGTATATGTTATATCAGTAAGTTGATTTGTTTTAGTCGAAGCATTAAATACTATACTCCATTGGCTTCCATCCCATTCTACTATATCGTTTGCACTAGCAATAAAGTCAGTTCCGTCTGCATTTTTCCAAGCATCTGCACCGTCTGTATTAATTGTGCTTCCAATTGCTCCTAGTAATAAAATTCTATTGCCTGCTGTTTTTAAAGTTGTTGGATTTGTTTTTGTAGGGTCGAGAATATAATCAATTTTTGCTTTTTCCTGAAGTGGACTAGTTATAATAGTATCACTGGGCAAACTATCTTCATCCCAGTTAACTACTGCTTTACTAGCATCTAAAGGATCAATAGCAAAAGTACCAATAATATCGTTAGTAAGGTCTGTCCTAGCTAATCTTATTTGTGTTAACCCTGTTCGAAAATTGCCAGGCATTTCGTCTAAATAAGTCTTCCAATCAATATTACCAACAACTCCTTTATATACTAATTGTAATACATTATTTAATACTAGAAGATTGTGGTTATTGTGAGATAATGATATTACTATATCAGACGATCCCCTACTAACATTACCGGATTGTGTAATACTAGTAACTTCACCTGTTGGTGCTACTACTACTGAGCCGTGTATTGATTCGTTATCAGTATCAAGTTTTGGAGTTTTTTCTTCCTCACTATCAAATATATTAACATTACCTGATTCATCAAATATACTTGTAATAATGTTTGTAATAACACCTAGTCTTTTTACTTTAACTGGAGGCGATATATAAATAGGTGTTTTAAATGCAAGTGTAGCAACATCAATATCAGAGTCAACTCCAACTGGTATAGTTCTACTACTAAAAGTAATTCCATCTAAATTAACAACACTTAAACTAGTCCAGTCAATATAGTTATCAGTAGTTTGTATTTCTAAACTAGGATTAAACAACATTAATATTTGCTCTAAAATTTGTAATTTTTGATCAGTATTAGTTGTCCAAATATCCACATTAACACTAAGGGTATACGGAGTTGGCATAAGACGTTCAACTGTATAATTTTTACCTTGTTCATTTAAGTATTCTTGACCTTGAGTATCATATGCACGTTCACGTATGTTAACTTTACTAACATAACTTGCATCAGCAAGCATAGCAGTATTCATTTCAATACCAGTAACGTATATACCCATCCTTGGAGCACTTGGAATCTTATTCTCTGAACCATCTTTAATAATGCTACCAACCTGTCTAGTAATATCACCGTACATTACAGGAACTTGTACTAATTGTTTCTTGCTATCTGCGTAAGAAAAGTTACTCATCAGTCTAACCATCTGAGTTAAATATCTTCTTATTTGACCATCGTAAAAATGTTGAGCCATTAGTTGTCTGCCTTAGGTTTAAGTGCTTGTGAAAGACTTTGTCTTTCTGTAACTGTTTCGCCGCCAATATTATCTGTTGTAGTGTTATTAACAAAGCCACCTTTTTGTGTTGACTTTGTATTTGTATTTGATAGTGTTGTACGGACATTATCTTCTAACTTAACCCACCGGCTGCCGTCAAATTTAAATAATCTATTAGGCAAAAAATCTGTCCTTAAAAAGTAATCGTGTGTTGACGGTGCAGATGGAAAATTAAGTCCGTGCCCAAATACTTCACCGTTGGGCGGTAGTCCGTCACCTAACAGGTATCCCTGATAACCTGTGTTACTTGGAGGTTCCATTATTTTATCAACTGAGATGCCATCTGATGCATCAAGCGTATCTGAATCAACAGTTACTAATTCTGTATCTCCGTTAGCGTCAGTTTGCAATGTAAACAGATGACTAGTATCGTATCCACTTTTAGGAGCATCTGCATCGGCCTGTGCAATAACTGCATTATTAATTTGCATCTCTTTTTCATAAGTAGATAATAAATCTCTTAACGTATTGCCACCTGGAGCATCTTCCTCAGCTGGCAAATCAAGTATTTCTTTATATTCTTGACTGTCCATTATTTGCTTGAGTTTTAATCTATATAAATGTGGATACCACGTTTGTGTAAATCCTTCACTCGCACGATTAACATCTTCAACAACATAAAATCTTTTAAGTGCTACAGCATGATCGTTTAACGCATATTCATCTTTTAAATGAGGCAGTTCAATAACATCTCCGGACATAATTTTTCGTCCTAGCGATTTTACGCTACTTCTAATATGAATAGTAAGCATTAACGTATCATTCTGTAAAAATAGTCCAAATTGACTAAGATCAAAATCTACGTCTTGTACATTGTATATACCTCGCATAGTATATACATCTTGATCGTATTTTCTATCTCTATTTTCTAAAAATAACAAATCTTGTATGTTAGTTTCTTTAACTGCATCATATTGCGGGCGATCAGCGGTTGCGTCTGCTGTATCTGGATTATCTGGTCCTAAATATTTGTGAATAAACAGATCAGTTCCGCCAACAGTAAACATCTCTAGAATCTGTCTATCTAGGAATTCAAAATCTTTACCACGTTCGGGTTTATATAAGCTAAGTCTCGGCATACAAGTATTTATCGGAACGATAAATACTACGAGGAGAACTTTATGGCTGACCTACAAACACAACGACAAGAAGTATTTGATTACGTGCATACAATGCTTGGTGGAGGCATGATTGATGTAGAACTTGATCCTATTCATTATAATACTGCATTAGACAAAGCGTTATCAAGGTTTAGGCAACGTTCCGACAACTCAGTTGAAGAATCATATGTTTTTTTACCTACAGTAATTGATCAAAATGAATATATTCTTCCAAGTGAAGTAATTGAAGTAAGAAAGATACATAGGCGTTCAATTGGTTCTAGAAGCGGTGGCGGAGAAGGAGGTTCTCTTTTTGAACCGTTTAACCTAGCGTATACAAATAGTTATCTGCTATCAAGTTCAAGCATGGGCGGATTAGCAACTTATGAGATGTTTGCTGGATACCAAGAAATGGTTGGACGTATGTTTGGATCATTTATAGAATTTAAATGGAATACTGCAAACAAAAAACTTACACTATTACAACGACCACGAGCAGAAGAAAATTTGTTACTGTTATGTTATAATTATAGACCAAATAGTGAATTACTTAAAGATTACCTAGCAAGACAATGGTTAAAAGATTACACCCTTGCTACTTGCAAGTTTATGTTAGGCGAAGCTCGTAGTAAATTTGCAACAATTGCAGGACCACAAGGCGGTAGTCAATTGAACGGTGACACTCTTAAACAAGAAGCACAAGCTGAACTAGAAAAACTGGAAACAGAAGTAGCGTCACAGATTACAGGCGGAGTTGGCTACAGCTTTGTCATTGGATAAAAACACTTGACATTTTAATATTTTTATTGTATAATAGTTATTATATACAGTAAAGGTGACCTCAACTTGTTTAAATATCAAATTACCCCTGCGTTTTCAACACCAATTGTAAGTGTTAACATTGGTCAAATTGACGTAATGACATTAGCTTGGGTTAAAAATTTAACATACCCAACTCAAGGAGTTGCTTGTACAGGTAATGATGATCATTTACCAATAAACGAACGAGGCTTTGATATTATCAATGCACCTCCACTTACTTCTCTTAAGAAAAAAATTAAAGAAGCAGTAGATTATTATGCATACACTATATTAGATGTCGATACTAGTACTAACTTTGCTTTTACTTCAAGTTGGATTAATAGATTAGAGAAACACGAAGATATACCTAAACATATCCACAAAAATAGTATTATATCAGGAGTGTATTATATAGACGTAACTCCTAATTCAGCACCTATTACCCTTCATAAAAATATAACACATTTAAATACTTGGCCTGCATCTACAACGCCTGCATCAGCAGGAGTAAATTGGAATCAATTTAATACTGATGCGTATACATTTAATCCAGTTAACGGCTTAGCTATCTTATTCCCAAGTCACTTAGAACATTCTGTAGCGGCTAGTAATGAGGATACTTATAGATACGGTCTTGCATTTAATATGTTTGCAACCGGAACACTTATAGGCGATGCTGGACCAGCCTCTCGTTGCACTATTACAGGAGTAACTTTATGATTATTGGCATATGCGGTCTAATAGGTAGTGGCAAAGACACTATTGCAGATTACTTAATTAAACGACACAACTTTCAAAAACTTAGTTTTGCAGATAAATTAAAAGATAGTGTAGCAACTATGTTTGATTGGGATCGAAGTCTATTAGATGGTAAAACAGATCAAAGTAGGCAATGGCGAGAAGAAATAGACAAATATTGGTCTAACGAAACAGGTGAAGAAATAACTCCAAGGTTAGTATTACAACTATTTGGTACTGAATGTATGCGTAATGGTTTTTATGACGGTATATGGGTTAGTCTAACCAAAAAGAAAATATTAGATAATCCAATGCAGAATTTTGTTATTCCAGATGTACGATTTCCTAACGAAGCTAAAATGATATACGGAATAAACGGACAAGTTTGGCGTATCAAAAGAGGCGAAGATCCAGACTGGTTTAG